GTGTGGTGGTTTTGCCGTCGATGTCGATGATCTCTTTACCAAAATCGACCAGCGTGTCGGTAAAGCCGGTGAGCGCTGGCAGGGCCTGGGTGGCAATGGCGCTGGCGTACAGCACCAGCTGCTCGCGTGACTTGGCCTGCTTGTCTTTGTACTCATCGGCCAGCCTGATTTGCTCTTCGGTCAGAACTTTTTGACGGCCGCCTTCAGCACCCAACTCTTTTAAAAATGGCAGCACCTCTGCAGCGCCCCTACCCATCGCCGCTATGACGACGGCGGTTTTTGCGGGGCCGTCAGCAAAGCCGTTGAGGGCCTTGCCCAGGGTTTCAAACTGGTCAGCGGGTTTGAGGTTTTTGAAGTCTTCAATGTTTAACCCAAGCGAGGCGATGGCAGCGCCAGCGGCTTTGGATTCGTCGTCGACGCCGGTCAGATTTTTAGTCAGTTTGACGCTGGCGGCGACCAGGTTTTCCATGCTGAGCCCGCCGGTGGCGGCGGCTACTGACAATGAAGCAATGTTGCTGGCGGTGTCGCCTGTTTTCTCAGCAGCGTCTTGGAAGTCGGCAGCCTTGCTGATCAGCTTGTCAAAGGCCACACCGGCGGCAATGAGCCCGACGCCTGCAGCCGCGCCCAGGGTGAACAGGCTGGTCTTGAGCTGGTTGGCAATGTCAACGCCTTTTTGGTATTTGCCAGCGGCTTTTAAGGCGGCGTCGGCTGACTTGAGCTGCTCGGCTGACGCGCCCTTCAAGGCCAGCTCAAACAGCTTGGCCTCGCTGGCGGACTTACCCAGGGTGTTGGCCGATATTTGCAGCTTTTGAATGGCGCGGTCGACCGCAGTAAAGGCCTGGCTGGTTTCGTCTTTGGCACCAATGACGATGCGGGCGGTGCTGTCTGCCATTACTTTTTAGCCTTGCGCATGGTGGCCAGGGCGGCGTCTTCTAGCGTTTGCAAATCGGCAAAAACGCTGGCATGCTGCTGGCGTGCAATGCCGCACAGGCGCAGCACGGGCGGCAGGGCTGTGTAGTCCAGGCCGGTTGCGCCTGACATGCCGATTCGCCACTGAGTTGACATTGCAATGAACACGTTGACTGCTTCCAGGTTGTCGGGCCAAACTTCAACTGGCGGGCCGCTGGCTTCTTCTACGGTGAGGCCATAGGCTTGCGCCTCTGCCTCTGTGGGGCCCGGTGTGTAGAGTGCCTTGGCGACCGCCTTTAATTTCCCATCTTGGCCTTGGCCAGCTCGGCGATGTAGGCGTTGTAAATGCAGACGCCTGCACCGATGTAGTTTTCAAGCAGCTCGCTGGCGTTGGCCTGGTTGAACTCGACATCCAGATCCCAGCCGGTGACCATGCCCATGAAGACGGTAACGTCGTCAGTGGTAGCGGCCTGGTTGGCGAACTCGGTCAGCGCGGCTTTGGTGCGGTGCTTGAACGTGATGCCAACCAGTGCAGGCTCGCTGCCTGGCACCGGGATGCCCACCGACACGGTGAAGGTGGGCTTGGGCTGTAACGATAGTTTTGCCATGCTGCGGATCAGGTCGCGTAACGCACTGGCTCATTGAGCAGGGAGATGGTGCACTCGACCGACATGATCTGATTGACGGTGAGCGACGGCGTTTTGTTCAGGCTGACGTAACCGTTGTAGAGCAGCTTGGGCCCGCTTGGCAAGGTGATGCGGACAGCGCGCGGCAAGCGGTCATCGTTAGCGACGGATGCCAGAATAAAGCCGGGCTGGGCGGCGTCGTCAGCGACGCTGAAACTGATGCCAAAAGCGCTTTTGAAGGTAGGGATGCGCTTTTCAACGTCAGACTCCAAAAACTGGTAGTTGACAAACTGCTGATCGCCGCCCGAGCTGGTGGAGCCGAGGATTTGCGACAGCTGCGTGAAGCCGGTGACCTTGCGCACGCTGCCAATGCCGCTTGCCGCCGGGTACACGCTGATGCTGGTGGCATCAACGCCTTCAAGCTCAAACGTGTTGGCGGTAACGGCACCCACGCGAACCACTTTGCCGGTCAAGCGGGACCAGCCGCTGGTGACTTCAATAAAGTCGCCTAGCAGCAGGCCGTGAGCCGTGCTGGTGGCAACGGCTGGGTTGGAATTAGTGACGACAGTCGTGTTGAGGTTGATGCCGTAGCCTGATGCCATGGCGACTAGTGCGCCGTTGGGGACTGAAACTGCCATGATGGTTTCCTTAAAAAATGTTTACAAAATCACGTCGGGTGCGGTCGGGTTAATCGCATACGAAAAGCGCCAGGACTGCTGGCGGCTGGCCAGACGGCGGTCGGTGTCGCCACGGCTGATCAAACGGCTGCTGGTAATGCTGTAGCCCAGGCGGCACAGGGCTGCCACGGTGCTGCTGGATGCAATCAGCTTTTCAACCTGCAGGCCAAAGGCGCGGCTGGCCGGGCCGGTGTCGGTCGCGTCGGTCAGCACACAGTCAATCGTGACGGCCAGCTCGCGCTGCTGGTTGCCGTCAAGGAACACAACCTCAGCGCTCTCGCCGTTGTCGCCCTCTTCAATGGAGATGGCGGGCAGCTCTGTGGGCTGCAGCGGGTCTACACGGTCAACAAACACGCGGGCAGCGGCTACCGTGCCGCCTGCAGCCAGCAGGGCCTGCAATGCGTCAAGGATTTGCTGTTGTGCGTGTGCCATGGTGTGTGTCTATGCGCCTGTGTGCTTAGGTGCGCAAGCGCAGCATGGTGATGCCGGCGCCGTCGGGCATGGGCTCGACCACCTTGTAAGTGACCGCCCCGACCACCACCGATGCACCGACCACGTTGGGCGGAACATCAGCGCTGGACAGGGTGAGCACAGGTGCGCTGCTCATGACGCCGCTGGCCATGTCCTGCAGCTGATAGGCTGCGTCGAAGATGCCGACCACTGGCAAGCCAGCGAGCGTTGCGTTGACGTTACCCAGGTGCGAGAAAACTGCGCGGTTGGCGCGGGCTTCAAGGGCTGCAAATCGGGCTGTCACGGCTGGCCTATGGTGTGGTGTCGTGTGGTGTGGTGTGGCGGCGGCTTAGACTGTGCCGTTCAGGCGCACGTCGATCAGCACCACGCCGCCTGCCTTGGCAGCAACTGCGCAGCCAATCAGGATGTTGGTTGACACAACGGTGGTCACGTTCTTTGCGGTGTTGTCCCAGTAGACTTTGGCACCGACTGCTACAACGTCTGCCGTGGCGGCTGTGAGGCGGTAGACGCCGGTGGTGTTTCCTTCGACTTCAGCACTTATAGCCGCGTCGCTTGAGGCGACCGCAAACAGCGTGCCGACTTGGAAGCCCTGGCCGCCCAGCAGTGCGTAAGGTGCAATCAGCGTGAGGGTGTTGCCTTGTTGCAAAAAGTTTTTCATGATGGTTCCTGTATTGGGGTTTTGAGCTTTTGCGCCCAGCCGTGTTTGCGGCTGAGCTGGGCTTGTTTGCTTTAGGCGCCGTTGGCTTTCAACATGCCGCGATAGTCGATGTCTTTGACGGCAAAGTCATGTGCGCAACGCACTTGAATGCCGTCAACGTCGAAGCCCATTTGCGTGTCGATGCGCGGGCCTTCGTAGCCGTCGAGGTAGCAGTACTCGACGGTGTCGATTTGCGAGCTGTCGGCCATCATGTACCACGCGGTGACGCTGTTTGCGTCGAGCAGCGGCTCCACAATCGCGGTCAACGCAGTGCGGCCACCATTGGCAAACTCGTTGATGCCTGACTGAGCCGTGGGCATGTACTGCGAGCTGGTGAGCTGGTAGGCCAGCGTCTCCAGATCGCTCGGAACGATGAACCATTTGGGGTTCAGGTTCAGGTTGGGTGCTACGGTATCAGTAGCGGGCTTGAGACCTGTTTGCTTGCGCAAGGCTTTGCGGGCGTCGCTAAGCGAGGTCAGTGACAACGCCGATGGCGCGCCGGTCAATAGGTTGTTATGGCCAGCCGCAAACAACGCAATGCCGTCGGCCATGTTGGCGTTGGTGGTCAAAATGCTGTAGGCCAGGCGGTTTTCAAGACGGCCTGCGCTGTTGCCAAATGCGCCGATGACACGGTCAAAGCCGCGCAGGTCATCATTGACCAGCGCCTGACGGGTGACTGACACAATGCGGCCGTTGGTGATGACTTTGTAGCTTTCGCCAGACTCGGTCAGCGTGCCGTATTTGAACTCGCCCGCCTCATTGACCTTCATCAAATCGGGTGCGTCGCTGAGCTGAATGACGTTGATGTTTTTGAAGTCTGGCGCGTTTGGTGCGCGGCGCGCCCAGGTGCGGTAAGTTGGCTGGTACAAGTCGTAAGCAGTGCGCAAACGGCGATTGGCAATGTTGCCGAGCAGGCTTGGCATGTCGGTGCTGGTGTGAATGCCTGCACGCGTCTGCATGCCTGCCACTTGATGGCGCAGCATGTTGCCCGCCACATCGACCGGGGCCATGCCCATGGTGTCAACACCCACGCTTTGCAGGTAGCTACGGCCCATTTCAACCATGCTCATGCCAGCGAAGCGGCGACCATTGTCGGTAAGGGCTGAGCCCGCATCAATCTTGCGCATGATGGCTTCTTCCATTCCAGCCATGCGGGTGGCATGCTCGTCTTTGACGGTGCTGACGCGGGTGGCTACGTTGCGCTCACCGCCAGCGTCGAGTGCTGCCAGCTTCTCGAGTACCACTTTGCGCACGTCATCAACCGACTTGTTGCCGGTAATGAATGCGGGCGCGTCTGAGGCCATGTTATGGCGGGCGCAAATTTCGTTAATTTCAGCGCAGCGCTGGGTTTCAGCGGCCACTGCTGCTTGAATTGCTGCTGCGTTGGCGGCCGAATTCGTGCCGCCCTCTTGGTCTTTGTCCATACGTGATTCCTGGTTGGTTTGGAGGTTGGGGGCGGCTGATGTTTTGACACCTTCAGCCAGCGGTGTATTGGGTGCGTCTGCTCGGGTAGCGAGCAGCTCAGTGAATTCGCATGGGTAGCTGCGCAGTTCGCGGCCTTGGCCGTCGTGCAGCTTGCCGCCTTCGCTTCGTATTTGCGCATCCATGTCGGCGGGAATGGGGACAATGCTGACTTCCATCGGCGTCCAACTGGTGACGCGGTAGAGCCAATCACCGCCCTCTACTTCGGGCGACTCCATGACTATTTTGTTGCGGGTATAGCCGACTGAAAAGTTGCGCAGAATGCCGTCTTGCACGTCTTGGCGAACGCCCTTGGCCTGGTCGCGGTTGCTGAGCGTGGCGGCAGCTCGCACACGCCTAGCTGGTCAGTTACGGTGCTGGCCCAATGGGTATCCAGCAAAGGAGCACCGCGCTGCAGGCGACTCATGTCAATTGCTTCGGCGGAGATCTCAAGCGATTCTTTGTAAAAACGGTTGTTGATCCAGTCGTAGCGACGAACGACTGCGCCGGTGCTGAAGACAAGATCAAATCGCACCGCTTTACCGCCAGACGCTGCATCTTCAGCACGTACAGCACGCACATCAGCCTGCAGGCCAGCGACTGGCAAAGGATTAAAAACTGGTGCGGCTTGCGGTTTTGTCATGCCGCAATCATTTCAAAAGCTCTGTTTCAAAAACAGTAAAAATTAAGACAATTTTTAAACTGCGATGACGGGGAATTCTTTTTCGCGCGCGGCGCGGGTACGGTGCTGCGGCTTGGCTTGTGGGTAGGGCAACACTTTCGGCGTGATGCGCATACGGGTGCGCGGTGCGGCGGCGGTGAGGGCTTGGTGGATCGATAAATCCCGGTTCTCAGCCTCATCAAGTCCCCACGATGCACCAAAAGCCACACCCCACGACTTACCCCACGCGCCTGCCATTTATGGCCCCCACGGCGTGGCCTCTGACCCATTGCCGTTAATAATTTGCCCCTTGACGTACCGCATATCCACCGGAATAGCCGTAGCCGTCAACCTGGCCATGATCTCGTCAGCCACCTGTGCGGCTGTCGGTGCGCTGCCGCCACCGGTGTTAATACCTTGCGCCTGAACCGGAACGGTGTATTGCACTGACACGTTGAAGTTGCCCAGCGTCTGCACCACGGGCACGCCGCCGCCATCAACAAACAAATTGCCTGTGATGATTAGGTTGTGGCTTAACTCTTGCGGCCTGACGCGCCAGCCGTTTAGCAAGAACATATACGCGGGGATGGACAGACCCGCGCTCAGATCGTCGCCGCCTGCCTGACGAAACGCTGGCAAATACTTAGCGTTGTCACTTAAAACAACCCAGTCAGCCCAGCGGCTCCAGAGCTCGGAAGCGGTCACGCTGGTGCTGTCAAGCACGATGCGTTTTGCAGCGGGGTCAAAAACAATTGGCACCTCAAGCCTTAAACGTAAGCGCGATCAGTCTCGGCAACCAAAGACAAGGCGATTGACTTAGAGCGTGTCAAAGTACCTGTGGCTACCACATATTTACCTGTGCCAGGCTTGATACCGATCAGCGTCACCGGGCGGTCAGTACCTGCGGTAAAGCCGCCTTGTACGTTTGCGTCGTAGTCGAAGTCAAAGTTGATCGTGGCTGCGCTGATTGTGCCGGTGATGGGTGTTCCCGCTGCGTTGTTGACGGTAATAGCGCCTGCCTCGCCAAAGTCATTGCTCGCGCCTGGTGGTGCGGTAAACATCATGCGGTAGCTGCTGCCAGCGCCCACCAGTGGTGTGTTGAAGTTGATGGTGCCCGCTGCCGTAAATGGGTTGGTACGGTCTACGCCGGTCTGGTCTTTAAAAATGATCCGGTTACTGTCCGCCGTCTGGATGTTGTCGATGTACACCCCGGTGGTGGTTTGCAGTGTGTCGCCTACAAACGAAAGCAAAGCGTCAGCAGTCTTGCCGATCACTGTCCCGGCGCCGTTATCGATGTCGGTAGCCTGGCGCAGCAAGAACTGGACCTTGGTGTAGATTTGCTCCAGCGTTGCGCCGTTACCCGCAATGATGACGCGGAACGGGCGATTGATGCCGCCGATCAATCGGTTTTGGTCAACACCAAAATAAGTTACGGTGATGTTGTTGTACGGCGCGCCGGTCATGGCCGCGTCGTTGGCTTGAATCTTCAGGTCGTCCTCATTCGACAAGAGAAGGTTGACCAGGAACGCGCCGGTAGCGGTTTTACCTGTATCGGCCAACACTGAATCTTTGTACTTTTTGCCCTGCTCGCGAACAAAGCCTTTAAAAAACGTTCGCTTGTCAAAGTTGCCGTTTGCGGCGTCACCAAAAACCTGAATACCCTCGTTCACTTGGTCTGTGAAAGTAGTGTTGGTCGGCGCGTCAGATGCAGCGCGCTGGTAGTAAAGCTGCGCGCCCGCTGACACGTTACCCAAGCCCACCACGCCCGCGTACTGTCGGTTCAATACGCCAGCACTTGAGAACTCCGACCAGCCGCCGTCACGCAGCATCTGGCGAGTGGCGTCCGTTGCGGGTTTCCAGCCACTAAACGTACTGCCATCCGTGCCGAATTGAAACTGACCCGATAACGCGTCAATCGCATACATCGGGAACGGGCTGTCCTGGTACGTGACTGTGGCCCACAATTCGACAAACTTGGAGTACAGCGCCTGCAGCGTCACGCCGTCTTTGGCTACCAAGTTGCCTGCAACGTTTAAGGTAAAGGTCTTGGCCGCTTCATCAATTGTCAGTTCGGTGCCAACAACAAGGCCAGCGCGGGAGGTAATTTTTGCCATGATATTTCCTTATGAGTAATTTCTGTCCGCTGTTTGCGCGACGGGGAGACTTGCATTGCTCGCGGTCAGTGGGTAATTGCGGATGTACAGCGGCACGCAGCCAGGCTTAATGATTCCGATGTCCACGTTCTGGATCGTTTCATACACATAGTTGTAGGTCGTGCCAGCGTTGGCATCTACGGCCGTCAAGATGGTTGATGTGCCGGCCTGCAAGATCACAATGTCGCTGCCCGCCACCAGTCCAGTCAAAGTCAGTGTCACCACATTCAGCGGGTACAGCGTGCCCTTTCGCGCAGCTGCCGTCGTTGTCATGGCCACGCGCATATTGGTGATGGCGTTAGTAGCGTTGGCAACTGCACAAGTCGCCAGAATCTTGAGCCTAAAACCCGTTGTGCTTGTGATGGTCTGCGCTATCAAATTAGCAGCAACCAGATTTAGCCAAGCGCCGCCATACCCGCTGCCAGTGTCGATTTGAAATTCAATAGTGTGGTTGCCCCAGCGGTTGGATGCGAACACCAGGTTGTTGCCTACAAAAGTTGGCGCGGTATTGGTAAAAGCTGTGTAGCCGACTGCAAAGTACGGCATTTCCCACGTCACCTGATCGCCCACTTTGGTCAACAGCACAGAGCCGCCTGAGTTGAACTGTGGCGAACCGCCAGTGACGGTGCACTGTGCAGCGCTTGATGCGGTTGGCTCGTTGCAAGTGATCTCGGCAAAACCTGCTGTCTGGCTTGTGTATCGGGTCTTCCAGTGGCTGCCGTACACCGATGTCTGTCCCGTGGTGGCGCTGGTCATCTGCACGTTCTTTTCAACGGCGTTTAGGCCTGCCATGACACTGGTGTCAGCGGTGTCGCCTGAGACGTTTTCAATCAGGATGTTGTTGTCAGAGTTGACGAATGAATATGGCCCGCTGCGCGTATTGCTCAGGTACATACGCTTGACAGTAATACCGTCGTTGTTGCCTGCGCCATTGACACCCAAGCCCGTAATCGCTGCGTTCAGCACAAGCGGCGTGTCGTAGTCAGTTCCGATGTTTTGGATGGTGGTCTTGTAACTAGCGGAGACCTGTACCAGTCCCGCATAGGGGCCGACAGCAGGCAGTGGCAGGCTGTAGCCGTTGACCGCATTCCCCGAACTGGCGGCATAGAACTCAATACCGTAAACAGGGTTGGTGCCGTTCGTGGTCGTCGTGCTGTTGTCGTAGTACGCAAAATTGTTGAAAACGCACCGCTGGGCGGCGTTCATGAGCACGCGGCTGCCCGTAATGATGATGTTGTTGAACACGCAGTCAACCGCTGCCGTGCTGTTTATCGCGCTGGTATTTGTGCCTCGGGTCGAGATCGAGCGCAAATGCACATTTTCAAATGTGATGCCGGTCACATAGTTGATCACCGCCATGTTCAGGTTGTTGCCCAGCGTGGCCCGGTTTATCAGCGTGTTCTTGACGGTGCCGCCCGCGAAGCAAGAAATGATCTGTAGCCCGGTGTTGCCCGCCTGTAGCTGAGTAGGCGACACGATGCAGTCGTCCACATCCAGGGGAGAGGCAATCTCATAAAGCAGCATCGCGTCGGCAATAGCACAGCCCTTGTATTTGACGTAAAACGCTTGCTGAAAATTCATGTACCACTGGCTGGCCACCCCGCGCAGGTCAAAGTAGCCTGCGCCTGTGGTGATGAACTCTTGCCTTGTACCAATCGTGGTGTTGGGAAGAATACGTGGGCCACTGCCTGACACGGTACGGGTGCAGTTGGTCAAGATGACTGCTGGTATGCGGACCCGGCAGCCCGCTGGCGGGAGCCAGAATACATTGTTGGTGCCGTCGCTGCCCAGCCGGATGCCTGCCGTGGTCTGTAAAAACACTTTCATGGATACGTCAGCACGGTAAGTCGCAAACGCGCCGGATGTACCGACGCTGGCGTATGGCTCGTACACGCCAGAGCCCGGGGCTGATTCAACCCACACACCGGGAAAAATCCCTGCGGCCGTCGCTGTGGTTGGGCACGGCAATACTTGCGTGCGCGTGCCGTCAGTCACACCAAGCTCAAACCAGGCTTCAACGCTTGTGACTTTGCCGATTCGAGGCACAGTGATGGTGGCGGTGTCAGGGCCGCGCACTTCTATCCAGCCCTGCACGTCCGCGCCCGAGCAAGTTGCTGTTACGCCTGTAAGCGCGCCTGCGGCAAAGTTACCACCGGCTTTGCCGCCGATTTTGATAAAGCCTGTAGCAGGAATTGCGATACCGGGCACGATAGGTTCTGACTGCCAATTCGCCCATGCGCCCAAGAACACGCCCGATACCGCGCCTTGACTGATAGCCGCGCCATAGGCTGGTGAGTTTCCACTGCCTGCGGTGTAGGCCACTACGCGCACGTAAGTGGGGTCAAAGCGCAGCTCACCGCCCACACCGGTAAAGCTGACGGTATCAAGTGATCCAAAGGCCACCGAATGATTTGGGCATGCGTAGGTGTCGGTGCGGACAGTCAGCACCGCGCCAGCGCTCAAGGTATATGTGTCGAGCGTAGCGTTGACTGAACCGCCCGTCTGGGCGTCAAAGTTGGTGTTTGTGGCGACTGTGAAGGCGGTCATGTTTTACCGCCTTATTTGTTTTTATGCTCAGTCACAGTACGCAAGATCTCGCCCGTAGCGTCGTCGCGCTCATGCGTAGCCACAGACTTGACGGGCGAGTTGACGATGACTTGTGTTTCGCCTGCTTGGGCAGTGACTTCGTTGGTGATGTTGACTATCGGGGCCTCGGCGCGCACTTCAATTGGCGTGGGGTTGACGTGTACGCGCACCTCGGGTGCAGGCGTCTGCACAACTATTTGTTGGGTTGGCAACTCGTTGTGCACCTCAACCCGAGCGGGCTCGACCGTCACGTCAACCGGGGCGGTGTGCAAATGGATGGTAGGCTGCTGGCTGCGGTTGGCTACGTCGCGCATGGTGCTTTCAATACCCGCCAGGCGGTGGTGCATGGCCTCGGCATCGTCGCTGCGCTTTGGCGCGGCTGCTGGCGCTGCTGGTGCCGGGTTGCCTTGCTTGTAGCCTTGCAGGGCAAGCATGGTTTCTAACATGCCAGACGCTTCCATTTGCTTGGCAAAGGCTGACCAATCTGCAATGAATTTTTTGGGCTCGTAGTTGCGGCGGCGCAAGGCCTCGGGCCAGGAGTCCAGGCCGTTGGCTATGGCGGCGGCTTCGGCTTCGATGTCGGTTTTGGGGTCAACGTAGTCCCATTTGGGCACGGACCATTCAAGGTTGACGGGTAGCGCTTGCGGTATGACGCCAGATTCACGGCCCGCCTCAATGGCCCATGCAATGATTTTTTCAAGCATCGGCACAACGTGGTTCCATTGGTGGGCAGACGCGGCCCGGCGCAGTTCAATGATTTTGACGCGGGTGTTTGAAAAGTTGTTTTGGCTGCCGTCGCCCGTCATTTGCTCATACGTCACGCCCAGGCCGCTGGCAATGAGGTGGGCTTCCCATTTCATGGTATCTACATAGCCGGGCGGTGCGCTGGGCGTAATGGTGGTGTAGTCCATACC